CAAATCAACAAGTGCTTCGATAGTCATATTGCTCAAGAAGTCAGGATGTTTGCGTTGAATTTTTCCAAATTCGCCGCAGTTAAGTGGGGTGGCGAAAAGAACCATCGGTTCGTTCTCGTCACCCCATTGTTCAACCTCAACACGCTTCGTGTTGCTGTTAGTCTTTGCGCTAATGCGCTCGCCAAATGCAGACATAGTGCCACCCCTTGTCTGTTAAAGTTAAACGGTTGTTTCAGTCAGTGCGCCTGTTCCTTGAACAGTCAATGACATCTCAACCATACCGTCGAAAGACGCTGTGATTGAACGGCCAGTTACAATGCCTGATCCTGTGTAATAAGTGTCGCCAGCAGTATCACCTTCTGGGTAAACAGAGAAGGTAATTGTTGCGCCAGCGTCAACTGCATTTTGTGCGGTGTCTGTTTCATCGAAGTAAACTTCAAACGATGCCGTGAAGGTCGTAAGACCAGCCTTATAAGTCCGAGCCGCGTCGCCCATTGCTGTATCTTCGATAGTCTCGCCAGAGCTTTCGATTGTATAAGAACGCACCTCGGCAAGCTGGTCGCTTCCGATTTTCACAGTGCCTTCGCTACCTGTATGTGTTGCCATAATTATGCCTCTTTGGTTAGGGTTGCTTCAGGTTTCGGTGATTTAGCCTTCACCTCGGCTTTTGGTTTGGCTCTCTCTGTAGACCAACCCTTCTTCACAAGGTTCTCAACTTTGTCTTCCCAGACTTCCATCGTATCAGAACCTTTGTAAACTGTAATTCGCTTCGCCATAATATCAATCCTATACAGCAGTTTCAATGTCGTTTTCAAGTGTAGCATACAAAACCTCAACCGTAAAACTACCAACGCCGACAGGCTGGTCGCCTTCACCTGCGTAGGTAGCCTCAAAACGGGTGACTTTTGTATCCTTTGCATAGCCGCCGCGAGTTACGTCTGCGGCAAGTGCCTCACTAATTTCAACTCCGATCGTGTCCAGCGTGTCGTCGATATTTGTTGTGCCTTTTACATACGCCTCGACCATAACCTCAAGAGACCGCATCTGTGTTCGAGGCAACGACACGGTTGTGTATTCCACATCTTCGCTATTGGTGTAAATGCAAAGACCAGCCAACTTGGCTTCAGCAAGAGGATAAAACCGCGTCTGATAGACATTGGAGCCAGTTGTTGCTAAGCCGGTCAATGTTGTCGTCACATTGTCCCTGATGGATTTACGAACGTGTGCCATCTATTGCTTCTCCAGAACAAGAGTTGTGACGCCAGTTCCATCTGGTTGCACGACAGTAATCTTATAAGTCACGCCAGACACTACCAAAGTGTCGCCCTCTGCGGCAGACGCGACAGATGCGCTGGCGCACTGAAACCGTGGCTGATTGATTGCAAACGCCACGCTACCGCCACTATCAAGCTCTAGGTATTCTTGATCATAAATGCCGCGAACACTTACCGTGGAGCCGCCCTGCGGCGTATAGGACGCAGCGACCGCGAAGTCGTCAGTCTCAAAGAAGATTGCCAGCTCTGTCGCGGTCTCTACAGCCATTACTCAGCCTCTGGGAAGTCAACGTCAGTGACCGCCCGGTTGGTTACCTTCTTAGCCTTCTTAGGGGCTTCAACTTTTGGTTGCGGAGCAGATGTTGGCTCAACGCGACCCATTGCGACAAGCGAACTGCTTTCGTTCGTGTCTTTAATCTCTACAACGTCGCCAGCGTTTACCCGAAGGCCGCTTACAACTGTGTTCTTCAATACTAAATAAAACATATTTCCACCCTACATAATAAATAAAAGGTCAGGAGAGAGGCCGAAGCCCCTCTCCATCACTGATTTAGTGCTTACGCACCGTCGTTGTTGACAGCGAAGCTGACAGCGTGACGAACGGCTACATCGCAAGTTTGCAATGCAGTTACGTTTACTGTGCCGCTTGTGCTGTTGCTGTATGGGTCTACAACGATGTCCAGACCGCCATAAAGGCCAATCAGGGCATCGGCGAAGTTACCGAAATACAGGTCGCCAGCAGTTACTTGGTTAGAAACAATGGCGTTGTAACCATTGATTTGACCATCTGGGCCGACTACGAACTGGCCTGAACCAGCATCTTTCAATGCTGTTTTCAGCGCACCATACATAGAGGCTGGCAAGATGTAGGCCAAGTTGCCCAACAGAGCGTTGTCTTCTGCAACGGCAGTTTCCATTGCTACAACTTCTGCGAACGTTGGTGTTGCACCAGCGAAGGCTGTTGGAGCGTTGATACCGGCAGTGTTCTTGATGCCGGTAGGCTGGCCTGAAGAACCTGAACCTTGACGCGCACCGTTGTCGATTGCCAAGGCGATGCCTTGAGCAAGGTCGTTACGGATGAGGTTCTCGATATCAAGCGAGCTCTGTTGCATCATAAGCCGCGTGATTTGCGTATGAGCTCCAACCACCTTCGGGGACATTACGACTTGACCGAAGGTAGGCTCGCTCTCAGCAGAGGCAGCACCTTCAGTTGCAATCCAACCAGCAGACGAAGCGGCTGATTTCTTAGGAATAGCAACAGAACCTTGCAGACCATTAAGAACGGTTGCACCAGCGGCCATTACGCTTGAAGCGTTGCGAAGAACGTCGATGAAGTCGCCGCCACGGAAATCTTCAGCAATCAGGGCTGAATCATCAGAGGTGTTGACATCACGCTGCGCCCAAGAGCGCAGAACTTCGGTTGGAAGCATTACGCCACGGGCTGTGCGGCCAGTTGCGCGTTGAGCAGCTTCGGATACTTCCATCTCAAAACGGGCTTCTTCTTGAGCCTGACGGTCAGATGGGTTAGCCATTGCGCGGATTGCACGCATTACGCTGAACTCACGAACTTCTTTTTTGGTCAGACCAACTTCAGCAGTTTCGAGAGGCTTGTCGCCGATAACTTCGAGCAGTTCACCACGGAACTGATCAAGTGATTTGTTTTCGGAAACGGCTTTAGCGGCCATATCACTACGAGAGTGCTTTGCGCCCAATTCGATGATTGAGGCGACTTCTTTGTTGCGTGAAGAACGAGCTTCTTCAGCTACAACATTAATATCGATTTCAGACATAATTGTCTCCTTTGTTTCGATAATTTCAGTTACAGGTTCGGGTGAAACATCTTTTGAGCGTCCTACGCCTACCGACTGGTCTGCTGGGATACTTACAATAGATACTTCCATCGGAGACCAAGATTTGACGCGGTAGCTATCCTCGCCCTCTCGCTCCATTTTGTTGACTGAGTAGCCAACACTGATGTTTGAACGGATGCCGATGCCATTTTCTCCGACATCCGTTACATCATCAAAAACCTCTTTAGCCATTCCGTTCTTACCGAACCGAACTGTTGCCCGCAACACGCGAGACGAACTATCGAGAGTAACATCCTCTACCACGCCGATTTGTTGGCGTGGGTCGTGGTCAAGCAGAAGCGGCGCACGGCCAGACTTCAGGAATGACAAATCCACGCTTTTTTCGGTGTGGTCGAGAATTTCTTTGCCGAAACTGCGCTCTACAGGTGTTTCGCTGGAGACAGCAATCTTTACTCGGCGTGTTTCAGCATCAATCGCGCCAGACTTCATATCTGTGGCACGGTGATAAATTTCAGTTGGTGAGAAGCGTTCCTCATCGTTGTAGCTAGATGTTTCCACATCAACTTCTTCAACTTCTTCGGTCTCTGCTTCTTCAACATCTGGCTTTGCGAAGGTGACTGTCACTGTTTCGTCAGTTTCTTCAACAGCAATAACGTGACGTTCTTCAGTCTCGTTCACTTCGATTTCAACTTCGGTTGTTTCTTCTGTCATATCTCTTTCACCTATCGCTGGCTCAAATTCAATCGGTTCATAATCATGCTCACGAAGCCAGTCTTTCGCATCAGCAACCGAATATGTTTCGCTATCAAAACGAATAGCTTGTAGTTCTGATTCATTATCCTTTATCCCATAGATAAAATCAATCCCTTCACCACCAGCGTCGTTCTCGCGCCGGAAGTCGTCAAATTGGTCTGGGTCTTTAATCCGTGCAGCGTGTTCGTTCTCGTATGGACGCTCCTCGTAAGAGCGTTCATCTTCCTTCTTTAGTATTTCGGTGATGCCAGACGACCAAGTCCGTCCAGCGTTGCCACCCCATAAGTCCCACGCAATTCTCCAA